TTGTACCGATTGTTTGAGAGTATTTACCCCAGCCGATTGATTGAACATGTGCTGATGTGCCAATATAGATCACTGGCTTTGGTTTAGGTGGCGTGTAATCTTCGATAATTTGACGACCATCTACACCAATTGACCAACCGAGGAAAGTAAGCCGTGTACCTGCGCTGCCGAACCAGTTTGCAAGCTCTTGTAATGAGCCATAAGGCTGTCTAGCGCCTGCGTGTACTTCGCTGTCGTGGATTGCCATTTGGCCTTGGTTATTAACATAGCATAGCGCAACGTGTCCGAGACCAGCGTATTCGCCATTGTCAATAGACCAAAATAGAACGCTCCACAAGCCACGTGGCATGTCTGTATTAGCTCTGACCCATCCTCTAGCCTTTGCTGCCTCATAGGCAGCTTGTGCTGAGTAAGTCCGATTGGGTGCGCTGATAGCGTCATCTACATACTGCAAGCACCAGCCGCGAGTAGCACCAATGCCGTAATTTGGGTTAACTGTTTGTCGTAATGTCATTGTGTTATTCTCCTTTCGTGTAATTGATATGTGACACACCAACCCAAGCACCCAATAAAGTATCTAATGCTGTGATAATAGTAACTGTGATACTTGTATACTCCCAATTTGTAGCAGTACCAACTGTGCCGACAAATGCTGCGATTGGTGGCAATCCCACAATAGCAATCCATTTCAAGATGTTATAAGTTTTGTTTGACATTTTAATTACCTCTCTATCATTCTAGTTATAAAGTAAACAATGAACGTCACGCCAATACCAGCGATAGTACGCCATGCCCACTTTTGGTTTTCTTTAATTTCTTCAATATCTTTTGAATTTTCTTCCGATTTAGCCAAAGCATTTCTGGCTATTCCAGATATTTCGTTAAGTCCTTCTGTGTTAGTCTCAATCTTAGTAAGGCGTTGCAACACTTCGAACCAAATTCCAGTGTCGTCATCTTTTGGCATAAATCCCCTTTCACGATACTGTTTCTTGAAGTTTCGATTTGCAAACACTCAAAATATCCGATGTGTCAATTTCATTAGCTGGTATTACTAAATTTGCGCTAACTGAGTTATTGTCAGTGTTGTTGTCAACAGAAATACGATATTCGATGATAGTGCCGTCTTGCTCGTAGACTGGTGTTAAATTTGTGAATCTTATCATGTTTCCTCTCCTTTGTTAAATAGTGTATACAAGTGAATTGATGCCAATATACGCAGATGCCGTACCACGAACCCCTACTTGAATCCTTCCGTCAGATAGCGCTCCTATGCGAATTGTTTGCGTCCCCATCATATCTCCGGCAGCTGTAAGAAACGTATGTGTACTTGGTCTAATATCGGCTGGAAGATTCGCTATAATTTGAAAGTTACTTTCTGAGTTTGTTCCAGGGAAACTGCCACTTACCGGCTTTACCTGTCCTTTAAACTGCACGGTATAGCTTCCGTCTAAGTTTTTAATCTTACGATATTGGCACGGATTATTTTCAGCAGTTGTGTATCCGGAAAGGTACGTTAGATTCGTCCACGGAACAATCGTCAACTGTTCTGCTGTTATACTGCCACTCCGATTATTGATAGTATCAGACATATACATATAGTCTGACGAGTACCAAGCCTGTTTGAATTTAGTCATGTCAGATATATTTGGTATTGACTGGACGAACAATCCGTGACCACCAGAGCTGTATACTAAGTCTACAATTGTCCTAGTTGTCCCTATATTGTCGACTATTCTTACGCCGTTATCAATTACTACGACACCGTTGTGCTGAGCGCCATTATCATCATAGGTATAGGTATTAGTAATCTTCAATGAATCAATCTCATTGACATCTAGCTTATCCGATGTTATCGAGCTTGATGCTATTCGTTCAGCGTCAAGTGTTCCAGTTGTGACTTTAGCAGCATCTACCGAGCCAATCATAGCATTGTTGATGAAAGCATCATCTACCATCAAATTAATAGACCTGAGCATATATAGCGACCACTTAGTGCCATTCCATGTGTACTGACCGTGGCTTTGTGCGACTGTTCCAACTTCCATGTTAGGGCTTGATACGTCGGTGTTACTATCTACATACCAAATCATGCCAACAAACTTGTTTTGAGGCTCTGTAGCGCTCTTAGTAACGCCTGTTGGGTCACCTTTTTCACCAGTTTGTCCAGTATCTCCTTTTACTCCGTCATCACCTCTTGCTAGAGTCCAAGTGTAATTCGATGGATTTGTTGACTGTTCGCTTGATGTATCAGAGTATTCGCCTCTGTATTTTGGACAGTCAGCAGTTGTTACTTCGCTTGACGATGGCATCCATGATGTTGATGATGAGCCATTTTCTAGCTTATGACCTGAAACAGAAAGTTTTTGACTGTTATTACTAGCATTTTCGTATTTAACAAAGACAACGTCTCCTGCGCTTAGTCCTGAAAAAGTGTAGCTATCTCTTTTCCAATCAAATTGATTACCTATGATGACATCGCTTACGTACTGCTCGTTGATTAACACGTATCGGTGTATCTCAGAAGTTGAATTTTCGCTTTTGACGAATGTTGAAAAAGTATAATCTCCATAAGTTGGTATCGTATATGACTTATAGATCCCATTCCATTGTCCGTTAAAACTCTTTACGTTTAAATCTCTATATAAACCATCATCGTACCAGCCCCAAGTATTGCCCCAATATCCGCTAAAATCTCTGGTACCATCTAACAAGTTGATATTAGGGTAAGCGGTAACGAAACCGCTCGTACCGTCTGAACTGTATGCGTAAGCAACATGCGTCTTATCTCCGTCAACGCCATCAGAGACATCAATAATCGTCACTTCGTCGAACGCCACAACTTCTCCATTGATTATCGCAGACCAACGCACAACAGCTTTTCCGTAGATGTCACTAGCAACAACCTCGTGTTGTTCGCTAGATTCTGGTATAGCTACGCCATTGATAGTCCACGCATAGCTTTCTGGTGCAATCTCTTTTGTGCCTTTGTACAGTCTAGCTGTTAAGGTTGTGCTACCTTCTGAATTTTTGAAAGTTAATCCATTCGTCGTCAAAGTAACTGCTTTGTAAGGTGCGTTTTCGTCAGCTAGTTGTTGCATTTTAGCAATTAAATCAGCTGAAATTTGAGACTGCAAAGCCTTGTAATTGCCAAATATAGCTTGCTCAACTGTCGCATCATCAAAGCTGACTACGTGCTCTAAGACGCGTGCTGATAAGATTAATTCTGGTGAGTATTCATCATCGACAATCTTTACTGTATCGCCTATTTTAGCTTCCGTGCGTCCTTCAACTTCATAATTCACGGCTGGAACACTAATTTCTTCTAACTTCGCAACACTCCTGTTGAAAAGTTCAGATTGAGAAACCTTGTCATAGCTATCGTCAAATACGACATATCCACCAGACGTTACACCAGAACCACGATTGCCGAACCTGGCATTGGCTTGTGGTGCATAGATGAGAGTACTACCTTTTTATGGAATAGCACTACATTTCCATTTTCGTCAAGTTTTTGCCAATCAGCAATGCTACTAATATCTGTTATTTTACCGTTATCGTCTTTTGAAATCGGCTTGATAGCAGTATATAGATTGTCGATGTTAGTTGAGCGCTTGACAGTCTTGATATTTTTTCCATATCGCAACTCAATGTCATCACGTACTTCTCCAATTTGCTTCTTGATGTGGACTAGACGTTTTTTGATTGAGAAATCCGAGTTTAACACAACTTCATAATCAAGCTCAGCATTATCGAATTGCGTTGCGACTGATTGCAAGAAAGCTCTGTGGCTCATATCGCTATCCCATGACAGTTTTCGAGTCAAGTTTGAAATTTCATTGATACCAATTCCATAGCCTGTATCGCTCATAATCCTATCAAAATACCACGAAAAAGGACGTGCTACATCAGCAGAAAAAGGCTGAGTTTTTCTTGGTTCAGGTCAAGGTTACTGCTTAAAGCTGAGATGGACATCATCTTGTCTCGCTCAGCTTCTTGTATATCATTGATGTACATCAGTCTATCTCGTGAGTCGTACTTGAAAGCAATCCAGTAGCCAACTTGAAACTTATCGCTATCAACATGAATTTTAGATGTTTCAAATTCAAAAAAATCTGCTGAACCTGTTAAAAACCGTTGCAATTTTGACTTTTGAAAGTGAATCGCATCAGGCAAATCGTTATCCATCACAGCTATTGGCATATAATTTTCATTTAAAATGTGAAATTGCATTATAAATTAGCCTCCGTGAACTCTATTTGATAAGTTGGCGGTGTCTCACACCAATCCGAACACTGAAAATATATCGTCGTCTCGCCTGGCGGAATCGTAAACAAGTTAGACCCGTCTACTTTTTCAGCCAATTTTGGTAATTCATCGACATATACTTTACTATCAGCACCTGTCATTTTGACTTTTGAACCAGATGGAAAGCGGTTTTTGATATCACGATTATAGGTAGCATTATCATTGATAAGTCTTACGTTACGAAAATCAAAATAACTCATCAAAGGCTTGTTGTCTAATGTGTACAGATTAATGTACATTTTGGCGACTTTTTTATCAGCGAGATAAGGAACTGTTAT